AAGATACTTTGTAGAAGCTTTGAGAACTGGTCTAGGATAATAGGTCTAAATTTGGCTTTTGTGTTGGCAGATGAAATAGATACAGTTGCACCATCTGTGTGTGATAGGGCATTTCCAAAGATTCTAGGTAGGTTAAGGTCTGGTAATGTCAGGCAGTTTTGCGCAGCAAGCACACCAGAGGGTTTTAGATGGATGTGGAATACCTTTGGATCAGAAGCAGCACAGGAAAGAACAGACCGAAAGCTCATAAGAATGAGAACACAAGATAACCCACACTTACCAGAAGATTTTATTGAAAGAATGCAAGCAAACTACGACCCTAGTATGCTGCAAGCGTATCTCAATGGAGAGTTTACAAACCTCACAACTGGACAGGTTTATGACAGATTCGTAAGAGAAGATAACATTGTCGACACTATTCCAAGTATCCAGATGGAGCCATTAAGGATAGGGGTAGACTTTAATATTGGGAATATGAGCGCGGTAATAGGAATTAAATTAGGGGAAAAATTGTTAATTATTGATGAGATTGTGTCAGCACATGATACAGACGCACTTGCTCAAGAAATAATCCGTAGATACCCTTCTAATAAGATTTACGTTTATCCTGACGCATCTGGCGGCAATCGTAGTACTAATGCAGCAAAAACAGACATTCAAATCCTTGAATCCTATGGCTTTACTAATCTCTCTGCCAAAAGCAATCCAGCAATCAGAGATAGAGTCTCTGCCGTACAGGGTTTGTTATGCAACGGAAAAGGGCAAGTACGTTTACAAATCAATGCCAGTTGCAAACGTATGATTGAATGTCTAGAGTTACAGAGTTATACAGATAAGGGCGAGCCAGACAAGGACGCTGGCTACGACCATATGAATGATGCACTTGGGTATTTAGTTTGGAGGGAGTTCAATCCATTATTTGCACGTGCGGGCAAACCTACAGGCATTAGAATATATTAAGATCATGGTATTCTTGAGGCAAAACTGTGTATAGCTCACTAAATCTTTATAACCAGCCCATAACACAAGCTGCTACAACAGTTGCCAGCCCAAATGCGGCCTATCAAAGAATGTCTCAATTTTGGGACTTAATTATTGATCTCAAAGAGGGTACTTACAAGATCAGGAGTGAACACAGAAAATACTTACCACAAGAAGCTAGAGAAACTGATGATAGTTACGATGTTAGGTTAAGTAGGTCAACAGTAGTGCCTTATTTGCAACGTATAGAAAAAATGCTTTCAGGTATGCTTGTTAGAAAGCCAGTTAGACTTGATGATGTATCAGACTTAGTAAGAGAGCAACTATTCGATGTAGATTTAGAAGGTAATGACTTGAATGTGTGGCTATATCAAACAGCAAGGCAAGCTATTAGCTTTGGTCATGTTGGTGTTTTAGTTGATGCCCCGAAAGATGGAGATAAAACTAGACCATATTGGGTTACTTACACCCCAAAGGATATTTTAGGCTGGCGTTCTGAAATTGTAGATGGGGCAAGGCAACTCACACAGTTGCGTTTATTAGAACAGGTTGTTGAGCCAGATGGAAAGTACGGTGACAAGATCATTAAACAGATCAGGGTATTAGAAAGGGGTAGATATGAGATTCACAGAAAAGATGAGAAGAAAGGGGAATATAAATTATTTGATGAAGGTGAAATGAGCCTAAAAGATAAGATCCCCTTTGCTGTTGCCTACTCTAACAGAGTTGGTTACTACGAAAGCCGCAGCCCACTTTACGACATCGCAGAATTAAATCTTAAACACTATCAAATACAATCCGACCTCGATAATATCTTACACATTAGTTCCGTACCATTGCTTGCTGTCTTTGGTTTTCCTAATGCTGATGAAATTACTACTGGACCCAGTGAGGCGTTATCTTTACCGCCAGAGTCAAGAATGGAATATATCAGCCCATCAGGAGACAGTTATGACAGCCAGTTTCAGAGATTAGCGGATATTAAAGACCAAATAAACACACTATCACTAGCAGCTGTACTGGGTCAGAAGTTAGTAGGAGAATCAGCAGAGGCCAAGCAAATAGATAGATCACAGAATGATTCAACTATGATGGTAATAGCGCAGCAGATGCAAGACCTTATAGATAACTGTTTAAAATTTCACAGCGAATATTTAAATGAAGCTAACGCGGGTAGCTCCTTTGTTAATAGAGATTTTGTTTCTACACGATTACAACCACAAGAGATTCAAAGTTTACTCCAACTGTTTACTGCGGGAACTATTACACAAGAAACATTATTAAACCAGTTATCAGCTGGTGAGGTCTTAGGGGATGACTTTGATGTTGAAGATGAAATCGAAGGTACACAGAGTGGTGGGTTAACAGAGACACAACCACCTGAAGAGCCTGATCCAGAGCCTGAAGAGGAGGAAGAGGAAGGAGAATGATAAATGAGCATTCCAGAGGTATTCTTTAGGGAAACTATTGACGTTAACAGGTTTAGCAACGCTGTTGCGAATGATTTAGTTGCAAACTATATACAGGTAATAACAAATGCTACAGAAGAATTAAAAAAAATTGACCTTAGACAACAAGCAGCGGGCGCTGGGGTAGTCGTTGCACCACAAACCAGAAAAAGACTAAGGGCAATAATCGCACAATCCAAAGCTGGTATGAACAAGTGGTCTAAGAGTGCAACAAGACAGATGATTAAAGAAATAGAGGGTTTGGCTGGTGTACAAGTTGGGTTTATTGAAAATGAATTAAAAAAAGTGGTCAAATCAGGTAATGTACCAATAAATTCAGTAGCGGTTAGCCAAAGATATGCAACTTCCTTTGTAAAAACAGATCCAACACAGATAAATATTTTTACTAGCAAGCAGTTTACAGAAGATGACTTTATTAAGTTTGGTGCGGGTAAATTTGAATTAACAGCTAGGCAAGGTGCAATGATGACCCTGCCCAATGGGGAAACTGTAGAAAAAGCATTCCGAGGTATTGCTGTAAGAAATCAGGCGTTGTTGGCAAGAAATATTAGGGCGGGAGTATTTAGCGGAGAAACTACACAACAGATAGCCCGTAGGTTAGCGGGTAGAATAAATTTTGACTTTGAAGGAACTGCCAGACAGGCAGCTTTAGCGGGTGGTGATGCCATAAAGCTTGCTAGTCATCAAATACAAACAATAGTAAGAACTTCAGTAAATCAAGTACAAAATCAGGCTTCACAATCTGTATATGCAGCAAACAGCAAAGTATCTCCAAGGTATGAATATGTCGCAACACTAGATAGCAGAACAAGCCCTATTTGTCAGCGGCTAGATGGGCAAGAGTTTGAATATAACAAGGGACCCACACCACCCCAACACTTTAATTGTAGATCTACTACTGTTCCTGTTGTTGACTTTGACAGCTTGCAAAAGAAATATCCAAACCTTGAAAAGCCACCAGCGACTGCATTAGATACTAGACCAAGTATTACAGGCAGAGTACCACAAGGAGTTCAGTATGGTGATTGGCTGTTAGATGCAGATAGAAAACTACAAGTTAAGACTCTTGGTAATGAAGGAAAAGTAAGAATTTTTAAAAAATTAGCAAAAAAAGAGGGATCAGGACACGCAGCTTTGCGTAAAATGATTCGAAATGATGGGACAGAAGTACCACTACAAAAATTACAAGAATTATATGGCTCGGCAAAAGTTGCAGCTAAAGCCGCTGTTACTGCACCACCAGTTGTAGCAGCCAAGACACCAACAAGTATAACTTCACCTACTATGACAACTGAAGGCGTTGATGAATGGCTTGCAACCAATAAATTAGGCGATATACAGACATTTTTAGAAGATAGTCTAGACAGCGTAGAAAAGTTAGGTGGTTTAACGGCAATCAATGTGAAAAAAATGCGGAAATTTATGAAAAAAGGGAAAATAGTAAGTCAATTCAATATGCAGAATGAAAAAACAGGCAGTTTAAGAGAGTTAGGTGAGAGATTCTTAAAGGGTAAAAACTTAAAAGCGTATGCAGCGTCTAATGAAACTGTTGTTAAAAGATTTGATTTTATCAATAACAAACTACCAGCAAAAAGCATATCGGCAAATACTAGAGATTGGCAAAAATTATGGAATGGCAGAGGAGAACTAGGGCTAGGTGGTCATAATAGATTATTTTCTAATAGCATAGGAAGTCTTAGAGAGGGTTTGGGAGTTGAAAATCTACCCTTTGAATTTACAAGAAAAGTTGAAAATTATTTGTTCGGAAATGCCACTGGCGGCACTCACGGCTATACAATCTTCAACTCTGCAATGGTGCATACCAGACTTAGAAACAGTGCTAGAAAAATTGGAAATATATCTGCAAGAAATATTAGAGCTAGTGTTAAAGAAACACTAGAAACTAATTTTAAATTCAGCAAGTTTAAAGGGACGAGGTACGAAAGATATAGACAAGGTGTAGAGCAGGGAATTAGAGAAGTTTGGTCTAACTCAGCGCCATTAGACGGTGATGCGGATTGGTTTGTAACTTTCGTACATGAAATGGGACATCAAATACATTATCAATCAGGCGCGGCTAGTCTTGGTCAGCAGTTCCGTAAATTAGGTGGCATGACATATCCGACTGAATATAGTCGTAAAAATGCACTTGAACAATTTACAGAATCTTTCGTCCAATATGTTTTTAATCCAGAAGGGTTGCAAGAGAGAGCGCCGCGCTTGTATAAATGGGTAGATGAAACCATAGAACAATCTCTCAAAAATTTATGACACCTTTTGAAGCGCTTGAACTATCTGAACAGTTCCCAAAAAATAGAACTGTACCAAAACGCATTTTTGATGCATTTCAAGATGCCACAGCGACAAATAAAAAAAAGTTTGAAAACATAATAGAAGGAATGTACGTTACAGCAGTGCAAGATGAGGACTTTGAATTGCTTAACAAATACTTTGGGTAACTATGCCATTAAAAAAAGGTAAATCACAAAAAGCTATCTCAGCAAATATACGTTTGCTAATGAAAGAGGGGAAGACTTTGAAGCAGGCTCAAGCTATTGCTTTATCGTCTGCTAAAAAACGCAAAAAGAAGTAATATATAAAAAGCTACTACTATTGTTATGCCTTCACATTACGGATCAATGAAGCCCAAAGGAACAAAAAAAAAGAAA